AATCATTTGGTTATGGATGCAAGATAATACACTTTTACACATTAACCAAAAATATTTTTAATTTATTTTTATTGCCCTATATTTGTGTAATGGAAAAGCAGAAAAGAGGTAGGAAACCAAAGCCTGCACATCTGAAAGTGCAAATGGTTACAGCCTACATTACAAAAGAGCAGAAAGACCTGATAAACAAAGAGTTCGGTAACCTTACTAATGCTGTAAAAATTCACATTTTAAGCAAATTCAATGGACATCGTGATAGCTTTGGGCACTGGCAGCCGGTGGATGGACAACGAGCTGAGGTATGCCCTAAGATCGATTGAATCGTATCTTAAAGGGCACTCTGGCCGCATTCTACTAATAGGCGAAAAGCCTAAATGGATAAAGAATGTCGACTACTACGACATCTCAGATAAGCCGGGCCGCAAGAATTTTAGCATCTTTCAAAAGATACTGACTGGGTGCGAGATGTGTAATGGGGATGACTTTATTTTTTGGAATGATGACCACTTCTTACTTAAAGACCTAAAAGTTACAGATTTTAAGTATTGGTATGATGGCACTACGGTACAATACTTTCAAAAGGCTGTCGGACTTTATAAAAAGGCTGTTGCAAACACAATGGCTCTGCCTAAAGTCAATGACCTTTATACAGATATTCATGTGCCCATCGTTTACAATAAGCATGAATTTGCCAAGCTCTTAAATATAGACTGGTCAAAAGAGTACGTTATTAAAACTGCCTATACTCGGACTCAGGATGGTGGCTTTGAGTACATGGCAGACCTAAAACTCAATCAGCAGTACAGCCTAAATCAATGGTATGGCAAGCTCCATGCCCGGACATTCTTTAGTATAGGGTCCTATGCGGTCAATGCTGACTTTAAGATACTTATGGAGAAACTATACCCAAGAAAATCACAATACGAGAAATGAGAATCTTTATCCAAAGCCCAAACATCAATAGCCGACATGGAGGCATCAGAGTCATCAATGAGTGGGCTAACAGGTTAGAAGGCTTTGGGCATAAGGTTATACTTTACAACCAAGCCGGTCCAGTAAGATGCGACTGGATGACTATAACTTGTAAGATTGTAAATACTACTAATCTATTGGCAAATTCTGATTTGCTAATAGTAACCAGCCCACATGGGGCAAGCCTATTAAGTAAAGACAAGCCTTATAAGAAAGTAGTCTTTTTGCAGATGTTGGAGCATCTCTTTAACATCACTAACAAGGCATTTTTTGATAGTTGCTTTACTCTATACTCTACCAAATATCCTCTTATCTCTATAAGCCAGTGGAATATTAGGATTTTACAAAACACATATAAAAGAACAGGACCGACATTTTATGTAGGTAATGGAGTAAATCTAAATGACTTCCCGATAAGCCATAAACCCAAAGAGGGAAAGATAGCTTTATTAGAATCGCCTGAGCCTACTAACATGGCTAAAGACACCGAAAAGATAGCAGTACAAGTAGCAAAAAACCTAATAGAGAAAGGCTGGACAATAAAAGGCTTTGGTTTACAAGCAGCCAAAGACAATATCTATACAGAATACTTTACTAAGCCAAGCCTAGAAACCATGAATCGTTTATACGATGAGGCAACAATCATGATAAAGGCTACCAAGTACGATGCAAGATCAACAGCTCCTATGGAAGCTGGCACAAAAGGAACTGTAACCATTCGGGGCATAATAGAAGGGGATGATGACCTAAATGATAGCAATAGCTTTAAGACTGGCTACTCTTATGACAAGTTATTTGATGCCACCATGTTTGCAATAAATAACCCAGAGCAATTAAAGCAACGGTCTGACAATATTAAAGCCCATGTGCAGACTTATACTTGGGATTACTGGATGTATAAAATTAATCAAATCTTATGCAGCTTATAGTTGGATGCGGTCCTAACTGGCCTAAAAGAGAAAATGACATCTTTCTTGATTGTCGCAAATTTGACAATGTCGATGTGGTTCATGACCTAAATTTAACCCCTTGGCCTTTCAAAGATAACAGCATGACAGAGATATCTGCTATTCATGTGGTGGAGCATCTTAATAGTTTATTGGACTTTATGAATGAGAGCTGGAGAATATTAAAAAAAGGTGGAGCCCTATACATAGAAACTCCCGAAGCCGGGGCAAATGTTGACCTCCAATTTGCTGATCCTACACACATAAGATGTTATCGGAAGCATACCTTTATAAATTACTTTACTTTATCTGAGGCTCCTAAATTTGGTTACACAGACAAATATTGGGCTATAATGCACTTAGAAACTAAAGATGGCAATATAATCGCACACCTAACACCATTAAAATGAGAATACTAATAGTCGTATTAGAGTACTTAGAGCCGGATTGGTTGCAGACCTTAAAGTGTGTGCAAGACACTGGCCTACCTTATGAGATTGTCAGCCGGGATGGAGTAGGCAATATGTCGAGGGCTTACAATTCTATCATAAATAAAGAGGCCGACTATTACTGGTTTGTCTCAAATGTTACTTTCAGCCCTCAGATGCCTTATATGCTGGCAATGGCTTGCGAGGAGAGGGGCTGGGCTGGCATCCATCCGGCAATGCGGTCATCAGATCACAAATTCCAATGGCCTAATGGTAACGAACCTAAAGAGACCCCATTTATCGAATGGACTGCTCCTATGGTTAATGCAGAGATATTTAGGGATAATCTCTTAGATGAGATGCTACCATACTACTACATGGACTTGGATTGGTGTCATAGGGTCAAGCCTAATAAGGTAGGGGTGCATCATGGTCAGGTAGTAGAGCATACTTATTTAAGAAACAAGCAAGAGCATCCCATCGGGCAACTAAGAAAGCAACTAAGGAACTACTGGACCCCTATCAGTCAAAGACATATGATCCAGAAATACGGAAAGGATTGGCAACAAAAACTATGGCCTAAATAAAAACTATGACAACTTTAGAACTACATGGAATTTACCATGAATTAAACTTCTGGCAAGGATTTGTAAAAACCGACCGATTCTTAAAGGGTTGGGTAGGTAAGGGCAAGACCCCAGAATTAAACCAAGAGGTAGCAGACTTTATCAAAAGTGTTCCACATGAATCCGTTTTGGATGTGGGATCAGGGGTTTGCTCAATTCTTAATGGATTAGTCAATGTAACCCCTTGCGATCCATTGGGAGACCTCTACAAGCTCGTTTTTGACTTTGAGAGACATAAACTAAAAGCCCCACTACCAATACCAGCCGAGGAGTTAAACTTTAAGAATGAGTTTGACATAGTACATATCTCAAATGCTCTGGATCATACCCAAGAACCAAGAAAGGCCTTAGACTACCTTTTACAAGCGGTCAAGCCCGGTGGGTATCTAATAGTCCAAGGTTTTTTTAATGAGGCGACACATGAGAACTGGCAAGGCTTCCATCAGTGGGATATATCTTTAGATGACTATGGCTGCATGGTTATTTTAGGCAAAAACTCCCAGACTATAATTGCATGGCCTGCTCATAAATTCTCTACGGTTAACCTATTGGGCAGAGATTGGTATTATTGGATCATAAAAAAGTAATGGAAAGCATAGTAAAAAATATAGATTGTATGGTCGGGATGGCTGAATATCCTGATAATTATTTTGATTTAGCGGTTGTCGATCCACCTTATGGAATAGAAGAATTAACTGGAAAAGAAAGTGCAAATAATAGAGGACAATTGAAAGAGAAAAGAATATATGGGTTACAAAGCGATAAATTCAAAGAATGGGATAAAGCACCTGATAATTTTTATTTTGTAGAATTATTTAGGGTTAGTAAAAATCAAATAATTTGGGGAGGTAATTATTTTAATTTGCCAAAATATAGATGCCCGATAATTTGGGATAAATGTCAACCTTGGGAAAATTTTAGTCAAGTAGAATTAGCTTGGTCATCTTTTAACAAACCAGCATCTATAATTAAAATTGATAATAGGACTGGCGATAAAATACACCCAACACAGAAACCAACAAAACTTTATGATTGGATTTATACTAAATACTTACTAAAGGGTGGTAAGGTATTAGATACCCATTTAGGTTCTGGTAGTAATAGAATAGCAGCGGATAAAGCTGGAAATATTGATTTTGTAGGGTTTGAATTAGATAAAGATTATTTTGAAGCACAAGAAAAAAGGTGGGAAGAATATAAAAAACAGTTGACATTATGGTAATTTGCTGCGATATAGATGGGTGCCTAACAGATGGCAAAATCTGGGTTGACCACAAAGGCAACATCATAAAGTCATTCAATAACAAGGACATTGGAGCCATCAAAGAGCTAATCTCTATGGGATATCAGGTACATTTAGTAACTGCATCTAGTTGGACGGGAGCCGAGCAATACCTCAAAAGGTCTGGGGCTGAGTTACATATAATCAGAAACAAAGAGACCATTCCTTTTGACTACCAGATAGCCATAGGAGACTCAGCATGGGATATACCTATGCTCTGTAAGGCAAAACACTTATTCTGCCCAGCAGATGCCTCCTTAGAGGTAAAATGTCTAGATGGGGTGCATCCACTACAAACACTCGGTGGTCAAGGAATCATGCTAGAGTTAGTACGCATCCTATCTAACTGGTCAAGTAATGCTTGACAACTGATGTGTATAAGTTTTAACACTTATATTTGTTTAAGTGCCAAAAATTTAGTATATTAGGGGGTGAATAAAGGGTAAAAAATCAACGAGCCTACAACCTTTCGGGGTTGTGGGCTTTTTTACATTATGCCTTACAAATCAAGAGCCCAAGCAGCCTTTTTTAACATTAACAAGAAAAAGCTCGAAAAGCAAGGAGTTAATGTAGAGAAGTGGAATAAAGCCTCTAAAGGCAAGAAACTACCAAAGAGAGCCAAGAAAAAGAAATAATGTCATCCACACCAGCACATATCGATTGGGATGTAGTATCCGACTACCTTATGGCAGGTTGCTCTGGGGTAGAGGTAGCAGCTCAGTTAGGTATCCACGAAAACACTCTGTATCAACGATGTAAGTCGGACCTAGGTATAGAATTTGTGGCATATAAGCAAGAAAAGCAGGCATCAGGAGAAAGCCTCCTAAGAAAGGTCCAATTCGATGCAGCTATTAAAGATAAAGACAGAGCGATGCTTATCTGGTTAGGTAAGCAAAGACTCGGTCAGAAAGAAAAAGGCGAGCAAGATATTAAGGTTGATGGAGGCATTAACATAGTATTCAAGCCAGCCAATGAGACAAGTTGAGATAAGATACACCAGTGTCTTTGAAAGGAATTTGCAAGCCTATCAGGCTAAACAGTATAGGGTCATAGCCAATCAAGGCTCAACCCGATCTGGCAAGACCTACTCAATTAGTCAACTACTAGCTCTTTACATACCGCATAAGGAAAAGGTTACTATCTCGGTGGTAAGCCCATCTCTACCCCATCTGAAACGAGGGGCAAGGAGAGACATCCTAAAGATTTTAGAGGATGCTGGGCTATACTCTGATGACAACTTTAACAAGACCGACAACGTCTATCATTATCCAAATGGCTCATATATTGAGTTCTTTGGGGCTGAGGATTCTGGTAAGGTTAGAGGACCGGGAAGGGATATACTGTATATCAATGAGGCAAATTTATTGCCCCATACGATTTATCAGCAGTTAGCCCTAAGAACCAAGCAAACCATCTTTCTGGACTTTAACCCGGTAGATGAGATGAGCTGGGTCTATGATGTCTCGGATAGAGAAAGCAATATCCTAATCCACTCAACCTACAAAGACAATCCATTCTTGCCAAGTGAGCAGATAGCAGAGATTGAGAGTCTGAAAGATGCAGATGAGAATCTCTGGAAAGTCTTTGGGTTGGGAGAGAGGGGTAAGTCATCAGAGATAATCTACACACATTGGAGGCAAGGTCAGTTACCAAAGGATTGCGAGACCGTTTATGGTCTGGACTTTGGGTACTCAGTGCCAACAGCCTTAGTCAAGGTCGGCTTTCACGAAAGCCAGACATTTGTCAAGGAGTTGCTTTACGAGACCAAGCTAACAACCACCGATTTGATAGAAAGGTTGAAGCTCTTAAACATCAGAAGGTCAGATGAGATTTACTGTGATGCTGCTGAGCCTAAGACTATCGAGGAACTGGTTAGGGCTGGATACAATGCCAAGCCTGCCGAAAAAGATGTCTATGCTGGCATCCAGAAGGTCAAAAGCCAACCATTGATAGTAACACCTGAGTCTATAAACCTAATTAAAGAGATTAGGTCCTACAAGTGGAAGGTTGACAAAGATGGCAAAGTACATGCAGATGAGCAGCCAGTCAAGATGTGGGATCACTTATGCGATGCGATGCGGTATGCAATTTACACGAAACTAAACAAGCCCCGATTTGAGGTGATGGCTTGGTAAAATAAAGAAAGTGGGTAGAATCAAAGAAGCGTGGGATGCACTAACAAAGAAAGCGGTGCCGATGATGCCGATAGGCCAGCCTTTTGCTTCCTATCAGGTAACTGGGGGCACTTTTGTTGGCATCAGCGATAACAGAACTAACTACATAAGAGACGGCTATCAAGTTAATGATATCCTCTATGCCACTATTACTCTAATAACCGATAAGTGTAAGCTGCCAGAATGGTCAACTTACAAGGTGGTCGATGAGGCTGCCTTTAAGTCTTATCAGGGATTGATAAGAAAGAAAGACATCTCTACTGAGGACTTTCAAAAGGCTATGGGCTATAAGAAAAAAGCCTTAGAGCCTATTTACGTTGACAGACTAACCGAGCTTTTACGATATCCTAATGATTACGAGACCTTTCAAGACTTAGTAGCCAACTCAACCGGGTGGAAACTTATCACTGGTGGTCGCTGTGTTTGGGCTCAGATGCTAGACATGGGAGCCAATCAGGGTAAACCATATCAACTGCACAATCTCCCTTATCAAGAGGTATCTATCATAGCCTCAACCAATCTGTTCCCCATTGTTGAAGATGGGTATATGATTCCAGTCCTTTCAAATGCCTTATTCCCTAAACAGCAAGTTCTACATGACAAATACCAGAACTATGACTGGGATGTCAATGGAGCACATCTGTACGGAATGAGCCCACTCAAAGCTGCCCTTAGAAGGCTAAGCAGAAGTAATTCGGCTATCAAAGCCAGTGCGGCTATGTTAGAAAACCAAGGGGTTAAGGGTGTGCTATATGTTGATGACCCAAGAGTTATCGGTGGAGGGGTAGATGTAGCAGATACAAGAAAGCAAGTAGAGGCTATTAAGAGTAAACTCGTAGGAAAGGGAGAATGGGTCGGATCAGAGAACTGGGGCCGCATTGGTGTCTCTGGGTACAAGATGGGCTGGCAGTCTGTTGGACTGAATCCAGTCGAGCTATCCATTATAGACTCTGAGAAATGGGATTTGAAGCGGTTTGCATCCGTTTATGGAGTACCTAGCCAACTGGTAGGCGATTCTGAGTCTAGCACATATAACAACGTAAGAGAGGCTGAAAAGGCCCTTACAACTCGTTGTGCGATGCCTCAGTTAGTTTCATTCCGTAACCACTTTAATAGAAAGCTACAAACCGACTGGGGTTATAAAGGTCAGAATGTCTATATCGACTTTGACCATACGGTATTTACCGAACTCCAAGAGGATGTAGTAGAGAAGTCCAACTGGATCAAAACTCTGAAGGCACTTAGCCCTAATGAGCAAAGAATGCACTTAGGACTAGAAAGAATAGACAATCCTCTCTTTGATGAGCCTTGGATTACTCCGCAAGATGGTATGCCACTTAGTGAATACGAGACTCCAAACATGGACCTCAGCGATGTTAACGAGGTCGAGAATGAGGTAGAGGATGAAAATGAGGAGATGAATGACGATTGATGAGATTGTCCGCACAACCTACCCGGTAACAAAGAGGGAGAGGTGCTGTGCGTTATTGAAAGCTAAAATGGATGCCAAGCGATTGGCTCTAAAAAATAGATTGATGGATGACCGACAAAGAGAGAAAAGAGTATGCGGAGAACTTCACGAGGACCAATCGGAAGTTTGCCAAAACGCACTTTCCTAAGGTCAAAAGACAACTAGATAAGGTTGTCAGTTCTTTGATAGGTACAATTAAGAAAGTAGGAGCCAGACAAGCTCAGACAAGACTAAGGACACAGCTTTGGAATGATGAGCTCTATAAACCAATAGAGGCCATCTACAAGCAAGTAGGTCTCTACCATGCCAATCAGATGTATAAGCTAATCCGAAGGGAGGCAAATCAGAAAGGGATAGGGAGAGATGAGCAGTGGACTAGGTTTATCATGGATGAGCTAGAAAGGACCTTGCTTCAGTTTGCGGTAGTCAAGACCTCAGAGACACTTAGAAACCATTTACTACTCGTTTTACAGAATGCTATCATAAAAGAGCAAACCGTAGATGAGATAGTCAAGATTCTACAAGACTCTGGGTTTACAGCCATGCAAGCCGAAAGGATTGTTAGGACTGAGGTAGGTCGGGCAGCCAACACTGGAATAAAGGCAGCAGCCGAGTCTTTTGACTACGCAATGGTCAAAGAATGGATTGCCTTTAGAGATTCAAGGACCAGAGGTTTTAAGCCAGAGCAACCCAAAGACCACTTTCACATGGATGGGCAGGTGGTTGACTTTTACGACAACTTTGTCGATCCTAGAAGCGGAGAGAATATAGAATATCCTCTAGCTCCGGGTGGCTCAGCAGCGATGGTCATAAATTGCAGATGTAGTTGGATTGTTGTACCTAAAAGAGATAGCAGAGGAAGATTAATAAACAGGGGAGGAGCTTGATCGGCTACGGCCAATACTGCGGAATAATGAAACAATAACCAGGGTCAACCCTCCCAAAATATTGAATATGAAAAGATACTTTGAACAAAAGACAGTAAGCAACTCGGTGCAAGATGTTAGCACTACCACTAGAAAGGTAAAGGTAGCTATCAGCCAGATGGGCAGCAAAGACTTTGATAACGATGTTATCGACCACAATGCCTACACTAAGACACTAACAGAAAGAGGTCCTAAAGGTGCTAACCTTATTTGGCACTTAACAGACCACAATCCTAGTCTAAAGTCAGCCATTGGCAAGTTCTCTGAGCTGTATGTAGAAAAGGACTATCTGGTAGGAATTACCGATGTGCCTAACACTACATGGGGCAACGATGTCCTAGAGTTCTACAAGTCTGGTCATATTAACCAGCACTCTGTTGGCTTTCGCACTATTAAGCAAGAGAACCAGAAAAGTGTTGAGGGCGAGTACAATCTCATCAAAGAGATACTACTTTTTGAAGGTTCTGCAGTTTTGTGGGGTGCAAACATTAACACACCTACTATTGAGGTAGGTAAGTCAATGGAGGAGGTTATGACCCAGCATGAGAAACTGTCTAAAGAGCTGAGTATGCTCTTAAAGTCATTGAAAGATGGCCGCTTCTCTGATGATGCTTTCGAGTTTATCGAAATCAGAGTCGCACAAATTAATGAGGCAATAAAATCACTTATTTCAATAGATACCACTCCTAAAGAGGAGCAACCCGCTGAAGCAGTTGCAGAGACTAAGGAGCCGGAGGTAGATTTGAGTGGATTGAAGCATAACTTAAACAATTTATTAACTAAATTAAATTCCTAACAATGGAAGAATTGAAAAACATCGAGACTGCGGTAAAATCAGCTACCGAGTCTGTTGAAAGGATGAAAGCTGCCAATGAGGCTGCAATCGCTGATGTAAAGAACGATGTAGCCGAGGTAAAGGCTGCTGTCGTAACAATGGATGAGGCTGCTAAGAAAAACCAAGCTGCCCTCGACCAACTGATCGCTGAGAAAGCCGCCAAGAAAGTCGATAACAAGACTAAGTCTTTTGGTGATGCTTTTGCTGAGCAAATGGCTGAGGCTTTTGAGGCTAAGCAAGCTGAAATCAAAGAGTTTCAAAAGAACAAGAATGCCAAGCTGACTATCGACCTTAAAGCTGTCGGTACAATGACTTTGGGTAACAACCTGTCTGGTGATGGTGTTGCTACTTACAATCAGCGTCAAGGTTTGGTGCCTGCTCAGAAGATTAACATGCGTGATCTTATCCCTACTGCTGTATCTCCAACCGGACTTTATGTTACCTATCGTGAGACTGGTACTGAGGGTTCTATCGGAATCCAGACTGAGGGTAACGCAAAGAGCCAGATTGACTACGACCTGACTGAGGTGAAAGTAGTATCTGACTACATTGCTGGTTTCGCTCGTTTTTCAAAGCAAATGATGTTCCAATTGCCTTTCTTGCAGAATACCCTCCAGAGAATGCTGCTGCGTGATTTCTACAAGAAAGAGAACAGCACATTCTTTACTGCTGTATCAACTGCTGCAACTGGTTCTACTACTACCTCTGCCTCTGTTGATGCTGAGCAACTGGTTGACTGGATTGCCAACCAACTGGATGCTAACTTCGAGGCTTCATTTGCTCTCGTAAGCTATGCTCAGTGGGCTGACTTGCTTAAGACTAAGCCAACTGACTACTCAGTTCCTGGTGGTTTCGTAATCGATGCCAATGGTAATGTCCGTATCGCTGGAGTGCCTGTAATCGGTGCTTCATGGGTTACTAACGACAAAGCCCTTATCATCGATGCTAACTACCTCGAGCGTGTTGAGACCGAGGGATTGCGTGTAGAGTTTTCTTATGAGGATAGCGACAACTTCCAGAGAAACCTGGTAACTGCTCGTGTTGAGTGTTTTGAAGACATCAACATCATGAGAACAGATGCAATCATCTACGGATCATTCTAAATAGGTGCTGTGGTTTGATGTGGTGGGGCCGGTTTCGGCTGGCCCCTTTTTTTAATAAATATCTATGCTTTACAATCTACTTATCGACTGGGAGGACCAGACCAATGAATCGGGAATAGTCGAGCCTCTGACAGTAAATGAGGTTAAGAACTACCTGAGATTGGAAGGGTTTATAGACAGCTCAGATAGCATCCCTTCTGACTATGACGATGACGATGCTCTGATTGCTGATCTGATTACCTCTGCCAGAGAAAGGATTGAGGAGTTTACTGGCCTGAGCTTAATCCCTAAAACATGGGAGATTGAGTTCACTAACTTGGCTGGGGGCTTTGAGATTCCCTTTGGTCCGGTAAATACTATCCTAAATGTCAAAGATGATGAGGGAGATAGTATAAGCACAGATGACTTTGATGTGTCCTTAAATGGTCGCATCCTAAAATGGCCCAAGTATGAAAATATGACCATGCTTTACGAGGCTGGTTATACTGATCTACCTAAAGGACTAAAGGATGCCATGTATAAAGAGGTCGCTTATAGGTATATCAATAGAGGCGATGAGAATGTCGATGGCATGAGCCGCGAGGCCATGAATCTGGCAAGTAGATATAAAACAGTCAACTGGTTAGGATGATAGGCAACCTCAAACCGATAAAGCTCCTAAAATACACCAACACTATCGATGCCGATGGGGATGCTACCGATACGGTTGCAGTAACCTATAAGATGTGGGCTGAGATTAGTGATGAGGGAGGTGGTAGAACTCAGGCTGATGGTCGGACAGATATGTCAGACACTAAGACCTTTAAGCTACCATTCAGAGGCTACAATATCACACCTGACTACAAGATAGAATATTTCGGACAGACCTATTCTATTAGTGCTGTGAGAAGGATTGATGAGAAACGATTTTATTGGGAAGTAACCGCATTTACCATCTTTGGTTAAAGTTAATGTCATAGGATTAGATAGCTTAAAAAGCCGCATAGACTCGGCCAGTAAGGAATTAAAGACCGATGTAGATGCAGAGCTTCAAGCCGCTGCCTTTGACTTTGTGGCTTTAGCTAAGAGAGATGTAGCCAGTCAAGGAGGAGATAGAGGCACCTTACTAAGGTCGATAACACAAAGCAAGGAAGGGGATATGTCCTATGTGGTTTCAGCTAATGTCTTTTATGCTCCATTTATTGAATTTGGCACAAAGAGTAAGTTTAACCCTTACCCGGGGACCGAGGAGTATGCCTCCCAATTTAAGGGGGCAAAGGGATCGGGTACTTTGAAGCTGATAGATGCTATCAAAGGATGGGTAAAGAGAAAGGGGATTGCAAAGGGTAAAGAGGCAGACAGAGCAGCCTTTTTGATTGCTCGGTCTATCTACAAGAAAGGAATAAGCCCAAAGCCATTCTTTTTTAAGCAAGTACCGATTGTGAGAGAGAAATTGTTAACTAATGTTACAAGAGTACTAAATGGCATTTAAGACCGCACTATACGACCTAAAGACAGAATGGTACAAAACCCTCGATGGGGTTATTAGTGTACCAGTCTATAAGGATGCTGTGCCTTTGAGTCAGAATGGCAACTATGTGCTAATAAGGTCAGAGGGTAGTGCCCAGACAGACCTAAACAACTCTGCATTTTTTCAGTCTGCAATTATTGTGGTAGATATATTAACTAAATTTGCTACCATAGGAAATAGTAAGACTGCTTACGATATAGCCCAAGAGATTTACGATGAGATAATACTCGGACCTAACTCTTTTGGCATAACCATACCAGACCACCAGATTACACAGATAACGATTCAATCAGAGACCGAACTTTACGAAGATGATGGCTCTGAGAAACTATTTAGGCTTTTACTTAGATACGAGCATATTATTAATCAAAATTAAATAAAAACAAAATGGCAGATGCTACAACAATCTCTGGCAGTGTGATGTTCATTGAATATTCAGACACTCCGAGTGGTGCAAGAAAGTCGGCTGTTTGCCAGAGTGAGGGATCATTCGATGGCAGCCGCAATGTAGTTAGTGATGAGACTAACTGTGGAACTTTGAAAGTATTAGGACCTCAGAACAACCGTTTCACTTTGAATGCGGTAGTTGACACTGTACCTGATGCTAACGAGGCTTCTTTCAATGATTTTCAAACTCTGTATGCCAACAACACAAAGAAGTACTGGCATCTGACAGATTCAGCCGAAACCATCTATCATGGTGGTTATGGTTGGATTTCAGCTCTCGGTCAGCAGAATGTTAGCGGTCAGACTGCTAAGTTCACAATGACTATTGAGATTGAGGGAGACATTGATACAACACCAGCAAGCTAATACACATGAAACAAATCACACACACCATCGGAGGCAAAGAGGTTACATTGGATGTCGGCAAGATGTGGTTCTCAAAGTTCTACGGAGAGGCTACATCTTCTGACCCTCTGTTGATGTCTGAACTTCTAAGCAAGCCCGACAAGCAATTTGATTTTATTTGTGGCCTTGTTTATGGTGGCTTGAACTGCTATAATAAGGTCAATGGGGTAAAGGAGTTTATCTCTATCGAGCAGGTCCAAGACTGGGTCGGTGCGATGGATGAGTCCGATGCCGCTAGTTTAATCAATAAGTTTGTAGAGGCTAATAAACCTAAAGAACAGGGGGAAGCCCCAGCCCAAGTGGCAAATCCTTAACTTGGGATGAGATGAGGTCGGAAGCCTTTGGCCAGATTGGTCTGCTTCCGGTGGAATTTTATGGTTTAGAGGTCGAGGAGTACCTGCTTTTACGAAAGGGGTATATCGAAAAGGTAAAGAATGAGTCTGTCTTGTTAAGGTTTCAGACAGCCTTAATATGTGAGGCTCTGATAGGTAAGGGTAATGGGGCGAGGTTTGTCATGGATAGCTGGCAGCTCGAATCTAAGACAGAATTAGACCAGCAACAAGTCCGGGCACTCCTGAAAGCCAAGAGAGAGAAAGAGGCCTTAAAAAGGCTTAAAATGAACCAGAATGGCTGAAATGCAAATTAAGATAGCGGCTGATGTCAGTAGTGCGGTTAGCGGCCTTGACAAATTAGGCAGAGAACTCGACCAGACTGGCAAAGATGCTGTCCAATTAGGCAATGCGGTCGAGAATGCAAGCCAAAAGATTAGGACCTTACCGAATGTCACAGGTCAAGCCACATCTACCTTAACGAACTTTAGCCGAGTGGTGCAAGATGCGCCCTTTGGTCTTATTGGTATAGCCAATAACATTGATCCTCTAATTTCATCATTTAATCAACTTAAAGCCACTACCGGAACAACTGGAGGGGCTTTTAGAGCTTTAGTAGGTCAATTAGCTGGTCCTGCTGGTATTGCTCTTGCTGTCTCTACTGTTACATCTTTGCTTATCACTTTTGGGGATAGGCTTTTTAGCTCAACTCAATCAGCTAAGCAATTAGCCGAGGCAAGTAAGAAAGTAGCGGATGAGCAAAGAGCCATATTTGAAGGGATAGCGAGTGAAAGGGTAGAGATTGATAAGTTAATAATTGCCCTAAATTCAGAGAACACTACAAGAGGCCAAAAAGAAGCAATCCTTAAAAAACTAAGAGCTATTAATCCTCAATACTTTGGGGATTTGAAAAATGAGGAAGGCCTTGTAAATAGCCTGAGTATTGCTTATCAGAAATATACTGCCAGTCTGGTTGCGAGATCAGAGGTAGCCATTCTGACTAAGGAGCTCGAAGACATTACCACAGAGATTCTCAAATTAGAAAAAGCGGGTGCAACTACTCAGATAATAGATTTAGGTCTGAAAAGGGGCTTAGATGGTAGAATACAAGCTGCAAGATTATTAACTAAAGAGGAACGCAATCAGCTTGACTTAAATACACAATTATCTCAACAATTAAGAGAAAGAGATAGGTTATTAGGCCAAATAGTACAAAAGCAAACTGGCTTAGAATTGCCATCCATATCGGGTGGGGTTGCTGATGTTCAATTTGATTTCAATATAATACCTGGGATAAGGAATCTAACTGAGTTAGAAGCTAAGTTAGCTGGCCCTTTGCCCAGTTTGTTGCCTGATTTACAAAAGGCAATTAAAAACATACAAAAAGACCCAAAGGATGTAACTATCCCAGTAAAGCCACGAATTGTGGCTGAGGGTACAGATAAAGCAGTCTTAGATTTTTCAAATAACTTGACTCAGGCTTTACAGAATGCCTTGCAGTCAGGATTAGAAGGAATAGGCGAAAGTCTAGGTAACTTGCTATCTGGAGAGAACTTTGGGGAAGGTATCTTAAATGTAATTAGCTCTTTACTGACTGCCATTGGTAAAGCATTGATTGCTTACGGTATTGCCAAAGAGGGTATAGACAGAATCCTCGGACCAGGTGGTATTGCCATTCCCGGTGCTGCTGCCATTGGCTTAGGTATAGCCTCAATAGCTGCTGCCTCTTTACTAAAGAATTTTGGCGGTGCAAGGGCTGAGGGTGGACCAGTAAGCGGTAACAAGACTTACTTAGTAGGAGAAAGAGGACCAGAGTTATTTGTTCCTAATGTGGCGGGTACTATTGTACCCAATGATGAGCTGCCTAGCTTTGGTCAAGGATTGGCCTCTGTCTTAGGTGGTAGGGCATCTGGGGTTACTACATTAAGAGGTCAGGATATTATTTTAGCATACGCAAGAACACAAAGAAGTCAACTCAGAGTAAATGGCTAATTTCTATAAAGGTAGTTTTGTTAATACGCAAGTAGATTATTCGGACAATAGCCCGAATGAGCAGACTATTCATGTAAAGATTACAAATACCTCTGTAACTGATGGAACGGTAGTAAACTTAGAGACTGCGGATGCTCCCATAGTTTTACAGACTGTTGACAACTCAGAAGATAAGTTTACCCCTATAAAAAGTAAAAGTTGCAGACTAAGGGTTTTTACTAATGATGTAGTAAATGCCATGACTTTTGCTGGGGGTGGAGATCAGCAATATAAAGTAGAGATTGCGGTAGGCACTGAATCAGACATCATATTTTCTGGATGGTTGTCTATCTCTGACTTAGGGCAGACCTTTCAGCCTGACCCCAATGTGTTAGAGTTAATAGCTACGGATGGCATTGCTTTTCTTAGAGATATTGAGCTTTCTGATAATGAGGGTAGATATTTAACTGGTCCTCATCAGCTCATTAAATATATTGCTTGGTCTTTACAAAAGACTGGCTTAGAGTTAGAGATTTGGATAGAAATGAATCTGTTAGAGGTGTCGGCTACTTATGATGACCCAGCAGACCATTTTTACAATATGCTTTATTTAAATGCTCAAACCTTTGAAACCAGCATCGGAGAGTCAGAGAATTGCTTTACTGTATTAGAGAAAATATTTAAGGAGTTTTGTGATTTAAGCCAGCAAAAGAATGCTTGGTTTATCCGTTCTACTGATGAGGCTGGCTATGCCATCAAGAGACTTTGTAAGTTCACTTATGATGGCGAGCCTATTGGCTATTCTGCTCCATTTCTGGTCAAAGATATTGGAGCCAGCTATGATATAGCCTTTATGAACGATGATGCAAGGTTAAGCCTCCAAAGGCCTTATAAAGCGGTCAAGCATCAGTTTGATTACAACTACCCAGCCGAAATAGTACAGAATATTGATTTTGAAAGGGGTACGGAGACAAGTGCTCCCGATCCTACTGCTCCCACATCTACCGGGGTTTATCGGCCTGAAGGGTGGACCTTAGCCAGAGTTAGTGATGGTACTGGAGGTGTTTGGTTAGACCTTTACCAGCAAGCCGGAGCCAGAGGAGAATTGATTAAGGAGTTTGTGTATGGTTATGAGAAAGAGAGATATTTTGTAGTGGAGCATGAGGATGTGCCTGGCACAGACTATTTTCATTATCTAAAGTCCACTCCTTTCTATGTTCAAAAAGGAGATAAATTGCAAATCTCTGTCGATGTAGGTCAAGATGTAAACTTAGGATTTATCAACCCACTTCATGTTTGGTTAGAGGGAGACACTAATTATTATACTTGGCATTATGATAATACTGGTCCAACTCTGATAAATGAATGGGTTAGTAAGCCAAAGCCATTGACTGCTTCCATAGCGGATAACCCTTATAGTGCTTTATGGAGAGCTAGTATGGATGGTGCTCTTGATCCTACCGATGAGCTACCAAAATATACTAATCTCAGCAGTGAGATAGAGATTCCGGTAGATGGCCGCATTTGGGTTAGGTTGTCTGTTAATGGCAACATTACTGCTCCAATATATTTTAACAATCTTAGCATAAACCTAACTCCCAGAGTAAATGGGTCTTATGCAAAGTATAAAGGTCAAGAACATACCTCTGAGCAGCAAGTAGATAACATGGCTGTCAGAGAGGAGACTGTTTTTGTGTCTGATGCCCCAAGGATTGAAATGAAAGGGGCCTTATTATTGACAGAACTCGGAGAGACTTTATACAATGGTAATGCTGTTTTTGCCGCTGGCAATGGAGTTAATTTAGATGGTTTTTACACCCCATTCTTTAACATTAACGACTATATTGAGATAAGCAATACCAGCCTAAACAACGGCAAGTATCGCATTGTTGCAGTAGAATACTCTCTTATTCCTGATAAGACCATCTTAACCTTTGCAGAGCCTACACAAAGCGAGTCTGTTGGTGGTGCTTTGATAAAGGCTTACGACTATTTGCTATCTGGCAACTTTTACGATTCAATAGAGTTCCAAGGTAGCCCTCCCCAAGAGGATCAGTTACCTTATGGTCAACATCAGAATCAAGCGGTTTGGAATCAATACAATCGGGTCTTTACTGCCTTTGAGGCAACCTGTGATGGATTAGATACAGATAAGACCTATGAGAGTTTGCCAGACCTGCCAGATTTGCTACATTTGTATAGGCAAAGAGACACACATCCAGCCACTACCAACAAAGGCTTTAAGCTACTGCACTACGAACAAGATACCGATAACTGCGAATGGGGTCTTTATATGATTGAGGTAGTTGATTCAACTATCCCCAAGACTTATGATGGTCATTCGTTCAAATATATCCAAGAATGAACGATGGTAAAGTAGTAAGAGGGTCCAATATGATTGCCTCTATTAAAGTTAGTGGCAATTATTATCCGGTATTTTGTGCCAAGTCATGTTCCTTTGAGCTGACTAATGAGATTATCAATAGGACCTCTGTGAATGATGGCCTCTTTACTAAAAGGAGAATTAGAAGGACCGAATGGTCTGGCTCTGCCTCTGGAGTTCTTGTAACTAACAACGATGGCAATAGATACAGCCCTTTTTACCTCATGCAAGAATCTGTCAGGAGGGCTTCTTTGGAGTGGCAGTTTGAGTTTACCAACTTAGATGGAGATATTAGAACGATTGAGGGAGAGGCTTTGATACAGAATTTACCTATCTCTGGGGATGTACAATCATTTGTTCAGTGTACGGTCAACATCATAGGAACCGGGGCATTTACAATGGATGTTAGCCCTTCAAGTCCTACTCAGGATGAGGATGTAGATTCTGACTATTGGAGTACAACCCCAGGAGCTATATTTATTGGCGGCTTGTCAACAAATGGCAAGTCATTACAAGGCAAGACCATCCTTGCAATAGCTAGAGAGGGTACTGTTTATGATCCTATCACTACGGGAAGTCCATCAAATCGGACTGCACTTTTCAATAGTGCATTAGGAAGGATTACATTTGATTCAAATATACCTTTTAATCCGGGCGAGACAGTCTGGGCAATGTGGAAAGACTAATGACATTTGAAAAGATTTATACTACTGTTCCTGAGACTAATATTATCTCTGATGCGGCCATTGCTTATAGTCAAGTGTTAATGGTTAGTCGGGAGGGTAGTGTCTTGAATATAATAGAAAGCAATAATGACATTCTGGTTACTAATCGGGAGGTCTTATATCAGCCAGCTTTAGGGAATTTGGTCTTTAATGACCAGATGCCTTTTAACCAGATGGAAACTATACAAATAGTCTATAAAACACTTTAACATGAGGCAAATATTCTTTTTAGTACTTTTATTTATCACTACTGGCCTATTTGCTCAGGCCCCATCAAACTATACCAATATCAATGGGAGATACCGTTGGATAGCTGGTATGTTTGATTCTACCTTTCACATTCCTAAAGGAACAACAACATCTTTACGGACTGGGGGTTCTACAAATGCCGGAGCTTTGTTTTATAGGACTACGGATTCCAGTGTTTACTATTATACCGGAACGCAATGGCTAAAGGTAGCTGGGGCATCTGGTTTTGTGCCTTACACTGGGGCTACACAAAATGTAAACCTCGGTCAATTTGGACTTACTACTAAATTTGTTCAATTTGATACTTCAAGCCAAGCGGTTACAGATAGGAGGTTGCAATGGTCAAATGCTGAGGGCACACTTCAGTTTGGAATGACCAATGGGTCTACTATAACTCAAAGAATAGGCTTAGAGCAGTTTGCAAGGGTAAGGAATTTGCAAGGAGATACGATTGAGGCTGGAGATGTTGTTTATGTATCTGGGGCTTCTGGAGATCGTGCTTCTGTAAAGCTGGCTGACAATAGAGCTGACTCTACATCTTCAAAGACTTTAGGTGTTGCTACTGAGCAAATTTTGCCTAATGATGTGGGATTGGTTGGGACTTTTGGTGTGGTAGGCAAGTTAAATCTGTCTGCCTTTACTGCTGGGGATGTGGTTTATTTGGACTCTATTCCGGGTAAACTAACTAAGGTAAAACCTCAAGCTCCTTATCATATGGTTTTTGTGGGGATAGTAGAGAGGGCAAATGCTGGCAATGGCTTACTTTTTGTGAATGTGCAAAATGGCTATGAGTTAGAGGAGCTGCATAACGTTAGAATTACCTCTCCAGTTAGAAATAATGCTATTTTGGCTTATGACTCTGTCGGGAGGCTTTGGAAGGACACTACCTTAAATGCGATAGGAGGTATCACTGGATCAGGCACCTCAGGTCAGGTGTCCTATTTTAATGGCACTAACTCTATCACATCTTCCCCTACATTCGCCTTTACACCTACCTCACAATTATTACTCAATAACTCAGTAACCGCTGCTTCAGCTATTGCAAGGGGTATGAATGTAACCTCTAACCTAACCGCAGCCGCCAATAACGATGTATTAGTAGGATTAGATATTAGCCCTACCTTTACGAATGGTGCGTTTACGGGGGTTAATAGATTTGGTTTAAGAGTTTTAAATAGTAGAATAAATTTTGGTGGTACATTTGCAGGTTCAGTAGGGGAAAGTTTAAATCCTCAATACTTTCTTCTTATAAATCCTTCTTATACATCAGTAAACAATAGTGCAACGAATATAGTAAGAATTACCCCTTCGGTAAATCTTAATAATCCTGGAATACAAACCGCAGCTGCTTTATATATTGAGCCTACATATACAAATGTTGGTTCTGCAAATCTATATTCAATCGTTGCAACAGGTAATAATTTATTTGGAGGTGCAGGAGCTGCTACATCATTTAGTGGTTCTAATGTGAATTTTCTTGGTCAAGCAGGAGCAAGTACTAATCTTAATGCTAGTGCACCCAATGGTCAAGGATTTAGAATAAGAGTAAATTCTACAGCAGCCCAATTAAATTTTGAAGTAGACGGAAGTGGAAACTCTGATGTTAGATTTGTAACTGCAAATACAGAAAAACTAAGAATATTTAATAATGGTAACGTTACAATCCAAAATGGAGGCACACATACAGACGCAGGATTCAAGCTCGATGTAAATGGTACTGCTAGAGTGCAGGGGACAGCAACAATTACTCCGGCAGCAAATACCTCTGCATTAGTCTCTAGCGCTTATTCCCTGACAGGTTCAAATGCTCA